TGTCTTGGATAATCACAATATCGGCAACAACCTGACAAATTGACCAAGCGTCGGAAGCTGACGCGGCCAAGCGGTCGAGCCCTGCCACTGTGCAGCGTGATCACCAGCAGCCATTTTCAGCCGATCAACAGCAGTCATTCCACGATTTTTATAATCGTCGAGTGGCTGCTTTTTTATTGCCCTCGACCAACATCAAGGGCAATTACGATGGATCTGAAAGAGCTGCAGGAAAAACGAAACGGGCTGGCCGCCAACATTCGCGGCCTGGCCGACAAATTCACGACCAACGGTCAGCAGTGGGCTGGCGAGGACGAGGCCGAATGGACCCGCGTCAACGCCGAATACGACGCCACAAAACAGCAAATCGACACCGCCCAACAGGTCTCGGAGCGACTGGCCGACATTGATTCCCTGCGGAATCAGTCAGTGAACAGCACCATCCCGGGCACCGAAGACACTCGCAACCGCCGGCCACTGGATGGCGGCGATGCGATCACCGATCAACATCGCGAATTGGCAATGACAGCCTGGTGTCGGGCTCAGATGGGCGTGCCGGTCACGGAACAGCAGGCGGAAGCATGCCGCCGGGTCGGGATGAATCTGTCGGCTCCAGTTCTGCGGGTTCGCCTGCCAGAAACTGGCCGCGTAAACGATCTGGCCAAGGCGTACCGCAGTTTTCATCCGTCGGTGGCCAACGATCGCATTCACGAAACCCGGGCGATGTCGGCCTACAGCTTCGGGGCCGGTGGCGCATTGGTTCCCGACACGTTCCTGCGGTCCCTCGAATTGAATATGCTGGCGTTCGGTGGCGTCCGACAAGTGGCAACAACCACCGTGACCGCTTCCGGCGAGCGCATGGCGATGCCTTACGCTGACGACACCAGCAACATGGGCGAGCGGATCGGCGAAAGTGCCTCAATCGGCAGTTCAACCGATCCGACTTTCGGGGCTGTCTACTGGGATGCCTACAAGTATTCCAGCAAGCCGATCTTGGTGCCTTACGAACTGCTGGAGGATTCTTTCATCAATCTTCCCGCTTACCTCGGCGGCATCATGGGCGAGCGACTGGCCCGCAAAACCGCAGTCGATTTTACGACCGGCTCCGGTGCGAGTGGCCCGAAGGGGATCGTCACAGCGGCGACTCTCGGCAAAACAACCGCCAGCGCAACCGCGATCGCCGCTGACGAGTTGCTGGACTTGGTTCACAGTGTTGATCCGGCCTATCGGACTGGCGCCGGATTCCTGATGCACGACGGCGTGCTGCTGTACCTGCGGAAACTCAAAGATGGAGAAGGTCGGTATCTGTGGCAGCAGGGTCTCGGGGCCGGTGCCCCTGACACCCTGGCCGGATACCCGGTCACGATTAGCCTGGAAATGGCGTCCACTGTCGCGACAGCGAATAAAACGATCCTGTTCGGTCAGTTGTCAAAGTACTACATCCGCCGGGTCAACGAAGTCCGGATTTACCGCCTCGAAGAACGGTATCGCGACAACGATCAGGACGGATTCGTTGCGTTCATCCGCGAAGACGGAAACCTGATGGACACCGGGACTGCACCGGTGAAATACATGCAGCAGGCGTAATTTGAGGCGATCTGATGCAAGTAAAATTCCAGCTCAACCACAGTTCCAACTTCCCCGGCTGCGTCGGCCAGCCGGGTGAGGTTGTGGTGTGTGAGCGATCTGTTGCCGACGAAATGATTTCCCGCAATGGCGGGAAGATTATCGAAATCATTCCGCCCGACCCGAAGGGAAAACAGCATGTCAAGCCATCTGCTCGACGAAATTGAAGTTCACGAAATCAACGCGCCAGTGGGTTCCGGAACGGCCGACACGGACAGTGATATCCTCGACATGGCCAACTTTGACGGCGTCATGTTCGTGGTGCCGGTGACGGATTCAGCAGCCACTGGCACGCTGACGCTCACGATGGAGCAGGCCGACACCAACTCAGGTGGAGCAATGGCTGCCACGGTCGCGACGACTGTCGTGACCTGCGCCATCAATGACGACCTGAATGACAAGTTTGTTGTGCTGGACGTCATGCGGCCATCAAAGCAGTACGTCCGGCTGAATTTTGTTTCCGCCACCGCGAACATCGCGACTGGCAACGTGATTGCGATCAAGTATCGCGCCCGCGACGTGGCTACCACGCAGCCAACCGCTGACGTCAACGGTTCGGCCAAATTCGTTTCCCCGGCTGCAGCGTAAGGAATGGCTCATGAGTAATGTTTCCAACTTCATTGAACAGGGCGGCGCCCGATCGGTGATTGGCGGCGAACTGGATGTTGTGTCAGGCGGAGCGATCACCGTTGAAGGCGGCGCATCACTGACAGTCAACAGCGGCGCGTCGCTGACCATTGCCAGTGGTGCGGCCGTGACTGACAGCCGTGGCGCGGTGACTGCCAGCGATGCCACGCTGACGGCCACGAAAGCCCTGCATGCTGGCCGGGTCGTCGCTTTCGGTCGCGCGGCCGGGACGGTGGTGACACTGCCAGCAGCAACCGGGACTGGCGATATCTACCGGTTCGTGATCGCGACCACGGCCACCAGCAACGCCAATGTGATCAAGGTTGCCAACGCGACCGACGTCATGGATGGGTCACTGAATATTCAGCAGGACACGGACGGCGACGGCACACTGAAATGTTTTCGGGCCGACGCCGGTGACGACACGATGACGTTTGCAGGCGCAGCGACCACCGGCGGAATCGTCGGCGGCTACATCGAGTGCATCGACTATAAAACTGGCTTTTGGTCCTGCCGAGCGTTTACTCAGTCGGGTGGCGGATCGGAAGCGACGCCGTTTTCTGCAACCGTCAGCTAGGGTTAATTGATGCCGATTCTCAGCAATCTTGCCGATAATCCACGCCACCGGGGCGACCTGCAGTTAATCACAGGTCCATCCGGCGACGTGGTGACGTCGACGGAGATGAAGCGGCACCTGAAGGTGGACGATACCGCCCGTGACGCGGACATCACCGCGTTCACGGCGGCGGCAATCGAGCAAGTGGAGCGGGATACGCGGCGGCAACTGCTGACTGCAACTTGGCGATTAAATTTGAGGACATGGCCGACACTGATTGAGATCCCGAAAGGGCCAGTTACGTCAATCACATCCATCACGTACACCGACGGCAACGGCGATTCACAGACGCTGTCGCCAGATCAGTATCAGGTCCAATTACACAGCCAGCCGATCATGATTCGACCAGCCTGGGGGGCGTCGTGGCCAACAATACGGCCTGATGAAAACGCGATTCAGGTCACGTTTGTGTCAGGGTACGGGGCAGCGGCCGCGGTGCCGGAGACGCTCAAGTCGGCAATCAAACTGATCGTCGAAGGACTGTTTTACGGACACGAGCAAGAGGTTGCAGGGACGGTCGCGAATCTGTTGCGACGATATGAGTGGGAATCGATCTGATGCGGAAAAAACGAAGAACCGCACCGACACGAGACAAGCGAGTTGTGATCCAACGAATCAAGAGTAACGCGACCGCCACAGCTCACAACGAGGTCAACCGGAGCACTGACGCGAACTGGGAAGATGTGGCTACGCGATGGTGTGGGATCAAGCACAAAACAACAACTGAGGGGGCGGCCGGGGACGGGATTATTGCGGCATCGACGGCAGAATTCGATCTGCGATACGACGCGGTAACTGCAGCCATCAGCCCTGAAAATCGACTCAAACATGGGACGCTGATTTATCAGATCGGGCCAGTGATCAACGTAGACGAGCGAAACGACACGATCCTGGTCACGGGAGTGAGAACACAATGAATCAGCCAGTCACGGTCAAATGGACTGGCCTGAAGGAAGTGGATGAAGTCCTGAGTGTCCTGGAGCGAAAAACAGGGAAAAAGATAGCGGCAAAGGCGATTCGGGCCGGACTGACGATCATGGCCCGCGAGATACGCAAGCGGGCTCCAATCGGGGCGACAAAGCGGCTGAAAAAGTCGATCAGCGGGCGGTTTCGTAAGACGCGGGACCGTATGATGATGGAAGGCAAGGCGGGGATTAACGTCGGCCGGAAGAAATCGGACAAGTCCAGTTTCGCCCCTCACGGACACCTGTATGTCTTGGGCACAAAAAACAGACAGGCCAAAAGCCGCAATAAAAAACCGATGAGTTTCCCCGCCAACCGTGGGCGATTGATGAGCAACAATTTTGTGCGGCATGGCGTGAACGCAGCATTGCCGCAACTTAAAAACACAATGGCAACGAAGGCATTGTCCGAAGTCGTAAAGGAAGTTCAGGCACTTGGCAAGCATTAAGGCAGCCCTGATTAACTCCGCGAAATCGTTTACGCAAGTCGCGTCACTGGCTGGCGAGCGAGTGTATCCAAACCGGGCGTTTCAGGGAGAGTCACAGATTCCGTGTGTCACGATTCAAGTCGACACGAAAGACAGATTTCAGCGTCTGGACGGATTTGACGACAGCCTGATTAATGAGGAGTTTTCAATCCGGGCTTATGCGTTTGATTCGGCGACTGCAACCACGATTGGGGCATCACTGGCTGAGGCACTGGAAGCGATCGAAAACACGAACATCACCGACGCCATCGCGGGCAATGGGAGGCGAGTCGGGTCGGTGATCTTACTGGACGAACAGGATGACGCGGAACCGCTCGGCGAATTGTCCGACCGCATGATTCATTTTTACGAGCTGCGAGTGCAGATTCACCATACACCCATCCCCGCGTAAATAGGAATCGCGATTATGGCCGTTGTGCGAACCAAGGGAATGAAGCTGCAATTGACCATTGCAACTGTCCTGACCGACATCACTCAGGTGATCGGGTTTACTGTCGGTGAGTCGGCCCCGGAAACATACGAGGCGGATTACCTCAGCAACACAGGCGCTTCGATCCTGATGGAAAATACAGGCCGTGTGTCGGTCCCAACGATCACCGGCGAATTGTTCTTCAGTGGAGACGAAGCCAGTCATGAGTTTCTTGTCGACACCAATGCTGTTCCCCCAACCAGTGCGATTGCTGGCAAACTAATCCCGATTTCCGGGACCAAAAAAGAAGTCACATTCAATTGTATTGGTGTCGGCCTGGGCTACGCGGTTGCGCTTGGCGATGGCCTGAAAGCTCCATTCACGCTGGCTCTGTCCGGCATTCCCGTTTACCCGTCATAAGGTTCTGACGCATGAAATGCACGCTGCTCAGAGAAATGCAATCCCCCAACCCGGCGTTTTCGTGGGACGATTTCGAGGCCGCTCGAAACGCAGGGCAAGAATACTCCGAACATCGGGAGTTTACTCGCCCTGCTGGGTACGTGATCGATGATCCCGACGCTTGGCGACTGGTGCGAATCGGCGTCGCGATTCCGCACGATGACGCTTGTCGGACGGCGGCGGGAATGACGGAATCACAAATGCAAGAGGCGCAGGCCCGTTACAGCAAACTGGCAAACGGGATCGCCGTGTTCAAACCGGAAAGCGAGCCAATTGATGTTGAGTAAGGCAGATATGCTGCAGCCGCGAAGCCGCCGGATTGTCGAAGTTGATGTTCCGGAGTGGGGGGGCGTTGTTCGCGTGCAGGAATTGACAACTTCCGAACGGTCGAAGTTCGAGACGTCACTGCAGGGGAAAAAAGGCAAGAGCGATCCGTCCAGAACTGTGACCGTTCGCGAGCGGCTGATTGTGTTGTCTGTGGTCGATGAGCAGGGGCAGCGGGTGTTTTCAGATGAAGACATTCCGGCGCTGTCTGAACAGCCCATCAAAGCAATTGAGCGAATTTTCAACACGATTCAGGACGTCAGCGGGTTCTCAAATGACGACGTGGCGGACCTCGAAAAAAACTAGCGACCGACCACGGGCGACTCAGTGACATTGAACTGGCGTTGTCCGTCGGTCGGGCTGACGTAGATCGTTTCCTGGATGAAATTAGCTGGCGAGACCTGCAGGAATTGCGGGCTTACGTCAATTTGCGTGGGCTCACTGAGACACGGGCCGATTTGCGGATGGCGTATATGTTGGCGGTGTTGTGCCGCAAATTTGGAGCCAACGCCACTCCGCAGGAGTTTATGTATTTGCCAGAGCAACAAGACGATTTCGGCGACATCGACACGGCCGACGAATTTACGGACGAAGAATTTACTGCCCTTGCGTTCAATCTTGGAGCACGACGAATCTGATGGCAACAATCGGAAACATCGTGGCAAACCTAGGGGTCAACTCCAGCGCGTGGAGCAAGGGGCTGGATGCCGCTGGTGGGAAGATGCAATCGTTTCAAAAGTCAGTGAAAACATCATTGACGGCAATTGCTACAGTCGCGACAACATCGCTGGCTGCGGCAACCGCAGCCGTTACTCGATCCACAATGGTTTTCGCGACGTTTGCCGACTCCATGTCTAAAGTACAAGC